TTGGTTAATTCTTGTTGATAACTCTGCATTTGTAAGGGGTCATCACAAAAAATGTGATAATACAATCTATTCTGATGGAGGCTTATGTGCTGGATGAATGAGCGTTCTAACGCTTCTGCCACTATACGCATAGTAGCTAAGTATCTGGTGTGTAGCTCACGGTGCACTACAGCACACCTCAGATGGAGTATTCTCCTCATTATAATTATCTAAAACCCAAATACAAACAAGACTGTTATCTCGTTTATTCACCATTTGCAACCCTACACTATGATGTTTGTTTCCTATAGTTTCATGGTATACTGTTAGTGTTTTCACATGTGTTTCTTTTTTGTTAAATGTCGCGATAAGTGCACCACACTTATCACTATAGTAAGAGTCTCTTAAGTAGACGTGTACTAATCCTTTCTCTGCTCTTTCGGTAATTTCTTTGAAAATTAGTGGGGATTTAGTATATTTTATGTCTGCTTTATTGTTTAGTCGCATGTTGTTCACTCTATATAGTGGTCGTTGGTTGTTAAGGTTTTGAGAATTTTGTCAACCGCTACTTTAGCCTCTATTATTTGGTCGCGTTCTTTCTGGTATAGGCTTTGTTGTAGTTCGTCTAATTCTTCCCATACTGTTGTTAATCGGTTTATTATTCTGTATTGTTCTGTGCTGGTCATGTTGTTTAACTCCATGTTAACATATACCAAACGGATATATAAAAGTTAGGGTGATGTGGGAGGGTCATCGAGTGAACCCCCGCTATAATAACCCTGCTGGCACTTGGGGCACGTGAACAATATCGAAGTTTTCTTGTTATACGTGATAGTTACCCGAGTGTATTCGCTTATTTCTTTCCCACAGAACATACAGATTATCTTATCTTGTTTTGCCATTTATCTCACCTATTCTCCGCGCTATTTCCTCTTGGATCTCTGGAGGAGGCAATAACCGCTGGCACTCATAACCTGCTTTGAGATTTAGTAATTTTATCCACGTCAGGCCTTTTAGGTAAGTCTCCGAGAAAATTCTTTCAACACTCAACTTTTAAGCCTCCAGCTATAGAAATGCTGATTTTTCCATCAATACTTAACTGTATAATTGCCTGCAACACATCCACGGCTTTAATCGAATATAATCGGTTTAATATTGATGGAATTGAAGATTTTTCAATCTGTGAATTATCCATAAGAATTAAATCAAAAATATGTTGCTCCAACTTCGCCTGTTCAAGCCGTCGCAGACTTCTCTGTTGGTTATTTTCTGCATCAAAGAAGTCGCTTATTGCTAAGTTTACTTCCCTATGAGTTCTACCCTCGAAAATAATTTGCACCATTATTTTGGACTCCTGAAAATATGAAAGTTAATGCCACTACAATTAATACAACTCATAACTATCAGTTCTTTATGTTTATATTCTTTGTTAAATCTGATTGTGGTTAGATCATAATATTTCCCACATTTATCACAAATACAGCATATGTTTGAGTTGTTATAGTCGCAATTTATTTCTATTCTTTCATATCTAATATCTGGAGTTTCCTTTGGAGATATAGTGTTGGTTTCCTTAAAACATTGAAAATCAAAAGTACATCTATTCTCCATTTTTGGGCATAATCCCTCTTGTGAGGGATTCAGCGAACACGCCACACCAGTACACGATACGGCCAAACTTGGCTTATGCACACATTTTAACTCTAACATCACTATCCCTCTACCGATAACTTTTTTGTGTATTCATAATACACTTCATTTAATGACTTATTTTCTAACTGCTCAATCACCTTTACCAACTGAATTACAGTGTTAAACAGTTCGTTGTGATTACTGTTTTGACGTATTGCCATTAACTTAAACTCTTTTATTAACGCGGCCTCTCCGGGATGACGACTTTTTATGAGCAGATGACGGGTTTCATGTGTTTTAATTTCTTTTACAACCATAAATAATTCCTCTTGTTTGTAGTCATGTTGTTTAACTCCATAATAGACTTTACTGCACTCACATTAATAAACTTTAACATGTTTAACATCTTAACCTTTTGCACAACCTTTAACATGTTTAACATCTTAACCTTTTGCACAACCTTTAACATGTTTAACAATAGATTAAACTTTAGTTGAATAACTTTTAGAATATTGCAACTAACTACAACAACCAAACAGGGTTAACGGGGTTAACTGGGTTAAACTTTCTAAGCGAAAAACAATAAAACACTTTTTCCAGCACCCAAAAATCCACCCTAATCACCTGATTGTTTGTTGGGAAAGCCTTAAATATGATGTTGTGTAAGTATCGATTGTATTACTTGTAAGTAAAAGTAAAAGTAAATGTAGATAGTAGTAGTATATATACTATTAATAACTTTAACTTTCTTAACTTTTCTTTTTCTCCCTCTAAAAAACGCTAAACTATAATACTCAAAAACCCCTTACGGGGTTAAACCTCTTTAACCCCGTTAACCCTAAGTCATTGGTTGAATAGAAAAACGGAAACTTTGCCTCTACAACAAAAATGTTGTTTTGGTTGATTTCAGATAACTTTAATTATGACTTTCACCTATTAGGGTATGCTTAATCAATTGTGGCAATTAACGCAAACTTACTATTTGCGTAGGAGTGCAGATATAGAGAAATCATGTAATGACGGCTTGCCCTCGTAAGGCTTGTGACGGTTACCGCTGAAAGTATCTTGGTTAAGCTCGTCAATCCCTGCCGGATTGTCGGGAATGGCTGATAGTGTCCACATATGAACCGGGCTATCAGTCAAGTCGAAATAAGTGATAGTGAGTTGCCGCTTGCGCTATAAGAACGGGCCTCCAAGCCCGCTATGATTAACGGCTGAAGCTATCCCTCAACGATGACGCTCGCCCCTTAGAGCTAAAATATGGGACAAAATCCATGTATATGTGGTTATAAACGCCGTGTATATTGGTGCGTTATGGCTGTAGCCAGCCGCCATTTTATTAACATTTATATTCCTGTATACTTGTTATTGGGTGGTGATGATTGCCTGTGATGCACCGCAAAAACAATCTTACGTTTTCATGTTGGCGTAAGGTCTCCAAACTGGTGTTTACGGTATTTCTTCATTTTAGCTTCACGCGGGTAGCGGAGTAGGATATATCACCATTTTTTAATTTCGTCGTCTGAAGGAAAGCTTTATTTATGTTCCCCCCCCCGTTATGGTGTGGTCAACATGACTGAAACCAAAATTAAAACGAATTGTAAAACCTGTATCCCACCCACCCCAAAAAAAGAGGATAAACCAACCGTAGAAATCCCCATAACCGAAGAGAAAAAAGAAACTTATCCCGAAAATATAAGCACGGAAATTCCGTGTGCTGTGAAGCTTTCAGCGGATGACGTAGTGGGTTATTGTATGATTACGGGTAAAACTGTTTCTAATCAATGGTGCCAAATGAATGTTGAAACTTGTATGTATGAAGTTAAATATTGGGCACGTATAAAAGAATTGGTTGATTCTGAATTAGGATATTTTGAAATAGTGAAAAAAGTTATCAAAGAATATCCTAAAATTAAACCCTATATTGTGGGAAAAGAGGTTATTCAAGTTTTCAATGAAGCAAAAACAAAAGCTAAAGCAGAACCCGCCATACCTGAAGAAAAAACCTTGACTCTGTTGTCTGAGAGTGAAAAGGAGAAAACTTTCTGGGTAACCATAAAAGTATGCGCAGACAACTTAACCGAAAAACATGAACGAACTTTTATATTTACCGGGCACGCTGAGGATTTGAAAGTTACTTTTCCGGGAGCATAAATAACTTGACTTTGCGAAAAAGTTTAACCGCAGGATTACTAACATCTGTCTGCTTTGCATTCATCAACCTTATTTTAGGTTGGGCGCTTCAATACTTGTGGAATTATACTATTAATGGCTGGGATTACTTTTTAGGAGGCTTAGCCTTATTTTTTGCTCTTGTGTTAACCGTGGTTATTATTGCGGGATTGTTTCCCTCCGAAAAACCTAAATAGGTTATTCCCTTTACTTTTTTTGATACAACATGAAAACTCACACAGACAAAATTTATAAGACAGGTATAAGCCGCGCGGAAACATTGAGTTCCGGGTATCATTTCAGTTTTAAAACCGCAAAACAACGCAAACTAACCATAGAACGCACCATGAAATACACGCAACAATTCAACACCAAAATGCTTGACGCCTACCACATCACCAACCCCAAAGATTTAGACGAAAAACTTAGGCAGATTGCTAAAGATAACTTGTATCTCATTCAGCATGTGATTAAAATTAATGGCGGTGTGTTTCCTCGTGAGGCTAAGTTTGAGTTGAGTTTGACGAGTCAGTTGTATTTATCAAAAATAGGTTGTAAACTTTATGAATACTAAATATGTCCCTTGTGATGATTGTTATTATTCAGTTAAAGATTTCTGGATAAAATGCCATAACTGTTATGACACCAAAAATCATATAAAAGATAACTACATCTCATCCTCAAGATTTGAGTCAGAGTTTATAGACCAAAAATACCCATTTACGCTTAAAATAAATATTAATGCAAAAACTCAAATTGAAATCATAACACAACTACAAACTTACCTGCAGGAACAATTTCAAGTTCAATTCGTAAGAATTATTATGGAGCGTTACTTGAATCCGGCCCAAAAAGGGGTGAGTAATTATGCTGATTATATGGGTGAAAGACTCACTGCATTAGTTTTCCAACTACAACAGGCTAAAGATGAAAATAAGAAGTTAAAAACACAAAATGAATTATTAGAACAAGACTATCATAATCTATGGTTAGAAAATGAACGATTAAGCAAACCTCTTAAACGTACATCACCTCAAGATATGCCTTATCATGACCGATGTGTACAGCTTGAACGAGAACTTAAGGAATATAAAACAGGCTGGAACGTTTCCCAAACTACAATAAACGAAAGAAATAACCTCATAGATAGTATACGCAGAGAAAATAGAGCATTATATGAAGAAATAGACCGTTTGCACCAAGAAAAATTAAAATTGAATAAAACTATATCAGAGCTTGAGGGTTTTTTATGATTAATGAATCTTGTGAAACCTGTACACACGGCCCCTGCAATACCAGCACATCTTGTTTAATGTGTGCATTAAACGTTAATCCAGACAGGTTCAAAAGTAACTATAAACAAAAACAACCAGAAGATTTATGCAAATCATGCAAATACCGCAATACGTATAGTTGCAGTCAAGAATCATACTCAACCATGCACCAAAAACCACAAGAATGTTATAGGCCAAACGCAGACGCAAAACTAAAACTAATCGCCAAAGATATCTCAGATTACAATCTAACTGAAAAAACTGAACCACACGTTTATTTAGCGCTATTACTCGACATACAACACATAATCAACAGTGAGAAACCATGACATCGAACGGCTATCTTGAGTTCAAGCAATTTAAATTTAAATGTGACTTTTGTAAATCATCAAATCCTGATGTGGTCTTTTTTTATATTTTTGGGCCACCAACATCGAAAATAATAATTGCTTGTACTATATGCGGAAACAAAGAAACGAGGGTATTGCCATGAGTGAAACTTGTGAGAATTGTAAATTCAGCAAGCCTTCCCAAGAATGGGGAGATGTGAAAGTTGTCTGTTTTGTTATGGGTGGCTTTGATTTACTTCGTGATAAAATGGGTAAATGTGATGGATGGACAAATAAAAATGAATGAAACTAAACCATATAAAAAATGTGATACATGCCAAGTTAGTGGTAGATGTGGAGATTTTAATGCGAGTGCTATTAACGAATGCTGGAAAAAGTCAGATACCTTAAGAGTTGAGGAGATTAAACAGGTTTTAGATGACTTGATTTTTGGAGGTTATGAAAATATTAATGACCGAATGATTAAATCTATATTGTTAATTCATAAAATTGTAGTGAGTGAATAGTGATGGTAACAAAAACCATAACTAAAACATACTGTGACATATGCAATAAAGACGTCGAAATAAAAACGATGCATATTAAAGGGGGAAGTTTTACTGACGCCGCAGGTGATACCGATTATGTAACATATGAGAAAGATTTATGTTTCTCTTGCATGCGAACAATACTACAAGAGTATGTTAACTATGCAAAAGCTCAACCAAACAACACCTACCATTTAGGCATGGTTTTTAGAAAAGAGTTGATGGAGTAATGAAACATTCAGAATCCATAAACATTTTTTATTCTCAACAAAGAATAAGTGTTTATCATGATAACGCTTTTTATTTTTTAAACAAAATGCATTACAATCAAACTGACCGCATAACTTTATATAGATTTCTAAATTGGTTAAGATGGTCTCTTGATTTAGGTGGTCACACTCATTTAGTGCATTTCCCATATCCAGATAAAGTTTAAATACTACTTTGGTATATGTTAACATGGAGTTAAACAACATGAACAAAAAAGGAACTAAACACCGTTTAGACGGCCAAACATTGAGACAGCTTCAAAACTTACTTGTACAACACGCCGGAAAAGATAACCCTATAACCAGCACCGAGATAGCAGAAAAACTTGACATAAACGACGGCGAAGCCAATCCCAAAACAAGAAGCTACATCCGATTCCTGATTAAACATACCTATCTGCCCATAGGAGCAACCTCTAATGGATATTACCTAATCCAAGATGGTGTAGAACTTGACCTGTATATAGGTGAATTAAATAGACGTATTGCAGGTATAGAAAGCCGAATAAGCAGTGTACGTTTCAATTATGACAAAACTAACTTAACTGAGAGGGATTAACATGGTTATGGGTTGGAAACGTGCAAACTATGAAATTATTTTCACCGAAAACTTACGGAAAGACATTGAAGAGATAATCCATAATTTCGATATACCTGTTGAAGAAAAAGATAGCCTTATATTCCGGTGTATCATAGAACACATAGACAAAATCCATATAACCCCCTTGTAAAGGGTGGTTCCGCGGGGACTATTCACCCCGCACAGAACCACCAAGTTTATTTATAAGCTTTTATTCCCTGAAATGTATAGGGAAGGATATGACAGAAACAAGAATAGATGCTGTAGAACGCTCAGTTGTAGAGCTAAAGAGTCACTCAAACTTTTTCCAAAGACACTTTATACCCGATTTTAATCGTAAATGTGAAGAAACTTCTAACCGAATTTCGAAAATAGAAGACAACATGAACGGCCCCCTCGCAAAAGAATTAACGGAGATAAAAATTAGTTTGGGGGTGATGGTTCAACATGATAAGAAAATTAGTCAAGAACTTAAATTAGTCGTTGCTGGGTTGGCTGTTATGATAATAACGCTTGTTTCTGATGTTGTTTTGAAAGTATTGTAGTATATAACCATAACGGTTATATGACTATTATAACACTGTTATACTTATGGTCTCTTCTCCCTGTCCCAAGACACATCACAGCTTTGCCAGAAAAACTATTGTGATGGTGAAACACAAAGATATTGTTAAGCCGCGAAAAAAAAGGATGCTTGTCGGTTCCCGTCCACCGTTGCCAACTGATTTTTGTCGTTATTGTAAGATGACCCGTGCGGATGCTGAAAAACAAGCCACTGGAGTGAAGCATCCTAAAGCACGCATAATTCACACACCGCTTTACTGGAAGATTATTGGGGTGCATCAGAAATAGGTAACTATCACGGTAACCAAAAGGTTGATAATGAAACTAAACTCTTAATCATTTCTTACCAAGTGAAAGGATTTTCTGTGCGGGATATTCAAACTAAACTTTACCAAAACCATAAAATCAGCTTATCCCCGGCAACCGTAAACCTGCATATGCATGGCACCCTAAGCGGAGAATTTCGAGACGGCTTAGTACGCCGCCAGCTTGAGGAGATTGAAAACTGTGGTAACGAATTATTCCGCATGCTACGCCGAGCCGAATTACTGCGGATTCTCACACCGAAAATCATCAACGCAAAAATTGAACAAAAAGATACTACCGAACCTGTGAGAAAAACCCCTGCTATAGACCTTTTCACACTCGAAAATCTACCCATCATCCAGAAGAAAATACAAGACTCACAGCAGATAGTTGATGCGGAATATACACAGCACGAAACTTAGCTTACGCCCATCCGGGAGCTTACGCCGCATATATGGGTTACCAAAACATAGCTGATTATCAAAACTATTGGTATAACCTATTTTCTCCCCAAAACAACCAGAACCACATAAGCCCCCTCCCCGACCATAAGCAGGCGCTCAAGAAATATGTTTTTCTTGGCCCTCGAAAACATGCTAAATCAGAAGTTTTTGCAATTAATTGTTTAAGCTGGATAATCTCCCGGTTCCCAGAATTACACGCATTAATAACCTCAAAAACTGACACTCTGGCTACTAATACTTTGAAAGCTGTTCGGCGCAGGATTGAATTTGATAAACGTCACATAGAAGTATTTGGTAATCTAAAACCAGATAACCCACAACAATGGAACGATAACGCTTTCACCTTAGAACGAAAACAGATAAGTAAATTTCCCACCCTAAGCGCCTCGGGCCTATACGGTTCGGGAAATCTGACGGGACAGGGATTTGACCTCATCATTTGTGACGACATAATAGATGTAGAGAATGTCGGCACCGAACTCCAAAGAAATAAGGCGTTTGATTGGTTTCGTGAGGCGTTGCTCCCCACAATGTTTAGCACAGGCGCAATAATTGTGATAGGTTCCCGATGGCACAATAACGACCTATACAGTAATCTCATAAACCCCAAATCGGAGAATGGTTTAGGATGGCCGTCTCAAAGTTTAAGCGCCATCAAAAACAGCGAGGCCTACTTTGCAGGCCGTGAACCCGCTCAAGTGTTGTGGCCGGAAGTCTGGCCCATCGAAGCCCTTTTAGAACGTAAAAATGATTTGGGCACAATCAAATTCTTTAACCAATATATAAACCAGCCGTTGCCCGCCACGGGTGATATGCTAAAAGCGGAGTGGCTTCATTATTGGGATACAACCCAGCCAAACTTAAGCCCCTACACACCCACCGACATAAAACCATATATGGCAATTGACCCAGCAGGAGGAGAAAATGACTACTTTGCAATAGCCACGGGGGGTTATTCGGCGTTTCAGAATAGGTTATATCTCTATAATGTATGGGCAGAACATAAGGATTATTTTGAAATATTATCAGCTCATCTGCCAAACGAATTTGAAAAATATAATCCATTAAAAATGTATGTTGAGGCCAATTTCATGCAGAAAATATTGATAAAACATGCCAACTTCAGAACCCACCCCAACGGCACCACTTACCCCATCGTCCCCGTACACACCCACACAAATAAGGAGATACGTTTTACGGTGGCAAGTGCTCACTTCGAAGCCATGAGAGTGCTTATCAATCCAGCACTTAGAGACTCATTATTTACCCAGCAATGGGTAAGTTTTCCCAAAGATGCTCACGACGACGCCGTTGATGCCGTAGTGTTACTCTGTGAGAATGTGTTTAGGGGTGTGCGTGCACCAAGCTCTAATGTGGGGGGAGCTGAAAATAAGCTTATAAACAAAACAGCACCCAATAGTTATGTAAGCGGGTCATAAAATATGCGCAATCCTTTCAAAGTAATAGCCAAACAAACTCCCAATGCCCAAGCCTATGGGGATAATAAACTGCCGGCTTTCAGCGAAGAAAACACCTACAGAGTGATGGGTACCGGTGTGAATATTGATGGGAAAGACGCTTATTTTGCTCCCGGAATTTCAGCGGCAACCTTGGCGAGTAGAAGAATTACACAAGCGGACATAGCTCAAGCTCAAACTTTACTTCCGCTTGGTGTGTATAATCCTCAGTTCGGGTGGCCGGATGACTGGGCGTTCTATTGGGACTATATCCAGACCCGGGCTAATTGTCCTGAAGCCTCATTCATGGTTAAACTTTACGTTAACTTAGTTTGGAAAAATGGCTTTAACTTAATTGTTGCAGACAAAAAAGACACTAAACTTAAAGAAAAGTTTATGGAATTATGGAACAACAAAAAGTTAGAAGCCAAATTTAAAGAAATGACGCATGACGCAATAGTTTATGGAAATGGATACTGCGAAAGTAATGATAACAGCCGGGCCACGTGGACTAATAACCAATCCGCTCCCACAGCTGTCGGTGCGGCTCAGTTAGCCGCCGCCCGCACCCTTATAAAATGGGTGCCCGCCACCGAGTTCTACGGTCTCAAAAAACTTGACCCACGAACCATGCGAGTAATAAAAAATCCATCTATGTTCAACAAGAAATTAGCAGAAATAGAAACAGACGCATACATACAGCGTGCGTGGGAACAGAACATCTCCAGTATAGAGGCGGGTTTATCTGCGGCGTATACTGATATTTATTTGCATCGTGAGCAGATTTATCAATTGAAATTTAACAACATGGCTGGAGGCATATATGGTTACAGTTCATTCAAAGAAGTATATTACACGCTCAAAGCTTACCTGCTCATGATTCAATATCTGCCAGCTATCGTACAGAAAAGAGCAGATGTCAGGCTACAGCTAAAGTATGGCGGGAACATGAAACAATCAGGCGTAGAAGACACAATCTTTGCGCCTGCGGACGGGTTCCAAAAATGGAAAGCCCAGATGACTGCTCTTCCCCCAACCAGCGACATATACACTGATATATTCACCACCATTGAGCAGATTTATAAAAATGAGGGTCAAATACGCGGAATAGCCGAACTAATAAACATCTGGAAAGAACGTGTATTACTTGGTTTGGGTGTACCCAGTTCTCTTCTTGACCCGCAAGGAAATAATCAGGGAGAAATTAAGTGGGGCGGCCTAAAGTTTGAAGTTCTCACAAACAACGTGAAAGCTCACCAGCAAGCCATAGAAGACCTCATAAACGAGCAGTTAATTAAGCAGTGGATTGGCCCCGGCTTAGAATTCCGATTCAAACCCATAGTCACCGCCGACCTAACCGCGCTCACAAGGCCTCTGCTTGAATTGTTTATGGCGGGGGTAATTGATGCAGAAACCGTAAGAGAACAACTCCAGCTACCCGAAGACGCCGCCGAAGGCACCCTGTACGAAGGAAACACCAAACCCACCTTACGCGACTCCTCAAACGTAGCGGGAACTCAAGCTGAATCGTGGGCAACAGAAATTAAGGACGGTAAAACAATCTTAACACGTGTAAGCTAATGTCATCAGTTCTCCCTCCCTTTATGGCTTTTCGAGTCAGCGACCAATTGAAAATCTTGCAGTTACGGGGGATTGTGCAGGCTTCCCGCTGGTGGATGTATGTTGCTGTAGCGGATGAAAAGACTTGTGAAGATTGTGAACAATACAACGCATCAATTATGTCGATGATGGAAGTGAATGGGCAGTTCCCCGAAAAGATTGAGCATGATGATGAACTTATATTCCCAATGGTACATCCTCACGACCGTTGCATGCTTGTGGTGAAAGCGGGAGAATATACCCCGGACAGCTTAGCGAAATTATTGGAACCTGCCGAAGACCTTGACCCCTACAGCTTCGATTGGGGCAGTCTCTCACCTCCTGACCCACTAAAAACTCCAGAAATAGACTTGATTAAGAAAAACCCCGGTGATTACTCTTTCTCAAATAAAATACATCAGCGTAAAACTTATAGTGATGATATTAAGCGGATTCAGAAAGCGTTTCAGAAACAAGCAGTTTTCAACGGCGAAACCATTGCTCACGGAGAATACATGTTCAAGAAGTGGGTTAAACTTAATAGGATTGATGTGGAGTCTCCCTACGGTACAAGAAAAACTTTCCCGAAAGGAAACACGCCCTCTAAGCAGAACAGCCCCGAAGACACTGGATTGGTAACACCTGAGCGGGGGCCGCTGTTGCGGGTGCCCAAAGATGTTAAGCCGGAAGATATGGAGGCTTAGAGTCCCAGCTTCTTTTTTTCGGCGTAGAACCAGCGTGCTAAACTCTGTTTCTGCAGGTCTTTCTGGTATCCTGTGTATTCTTTTTCTATTTTGGCTTCATATTGTTGGAAAAGGGTGTTAAGTTCTGTTAGGGTCATTTATTAACTTCCAGAGCTTTCAGGTCTTTAACAATTTTATTTAAAAGTTGGCTGATTTTTGCAACTTGGCTGTCAATTTTAACTCCAACCTCTGCCTCTCCTAAGTCACAGTATAGTTTGAAGGCTTGTCGATGAATATTTTCAGCTTGTGCAATTAATTCAATTTTACGTTCTTTGGTTATTTGTGTGGTCATGTTGTTGTTCTTCCTATATGTTTACATATAGCAAACGAATATATAAAACTATTGGTAAACTGGTGCACGACATAATAAAAACTATACCAGTTATGTAAGCGGTTATGTAAGTGCAAGGTTTAAATACCACAACAAACACTGTAAACATCACATAAAATTAAACAACATGATGAATGTGAAAACATGACAACCGAATTAACAAACAAACCCACAACCCAAGACTGCCAAACCTTTGACCGACAAGATGACGCACAAATCTTGGCCGAAATGGAAGGACAAACCCACCTCCTAAAAAAATACGTATACGTCATAAAACAAGGAGGCCGAGAAGTATCATGCCTAAGCTACGCCGGTGTAAAAGAAGTCATACGACGCCGCAAAAACGTAACCATCACCAGCCACCAATTCTTAGAAACAGAAAAAACCTACCGCGTAATAGTACAGATACATGACGGCGAAAACAACATTGACGTGTTAGGCGCTAAGGAACAGGAGAAACATAAACCCTTCGCATTTGAACAATGTGTGAATAAGGCTGAGCGAAATGCTTTTATGAAGATTCTTCCCGCAGACTTCATAGCATCTATGATTAACGCTTATCTGAAACAGGAAGAAAACATTATGCACCTCAACCCCGACGACATCACCGTAACAACTCCCGCCCCTACTGCTGAATCTCAGTCTGAACCCGAAGCCACACCACCCGCAACCTACAACCCAAAAAAAACATTAGCTGATTACAAAATACCCGCCAAACAAGCCCCTGCCAAAGTAGTAGAGCAATATAAACGTGCAGAAGAAACATGGACAAAAGACACCGTAGCCACCACAACACCCAATATTCAGCCCCCCGGAAACACCGAAGAACAAAACCAATCATTCTATGGAAAAGAAACACCTAAAGTACGCCCTGACTGCCTCGAACACGATAAAGGCGCACCCCAAATCCCCACAGCCGAGGACATGAAGAACCCAGCGAAATGGTGCCAAATCCACAACCAGCCTGTTGTAGGAGGAGGTTGTTTCTGCCAGATATGTATAGATGAATTAAGAGAGGAGAATGAAACTTAATGGTAAAAATAATAAACAGTTTACCTGAAATAAACGTATTATTTGCGGTAACCGCTAAATATACGGAAGTAGAACGCTTAGAACGCTTGCAAGAAGAATTAACCGAAGCGGCCTTAGCAGTATCACACTACATCCGCGCCATAAAATATGCCTCCACAAATGATAAGGTCGAAGCATCTGAAAAAAACTTAGCCTTAGAAATGGGACACGTATTTCTCTTAGGTTCGGAGTGGCTCAACATCACCACGGGAAACCGTGATGCTGAAAAACGCCTAAAACTGGTTGACCACAGTGTAGCGCAATCTATACGAAAACTACATAAGTTATGTGAAGGTGAGATAACAACATGAGTAACCAAACTAAAAGTGACGGAATAGGATTCATCAGCCAAAACCAAACCAACAACAGCTACATAAACGTAGTAATGAAAGACCCACAAACAGGAAAATACAAAGGCATCGGATACATAAAAAAAGAACACCTCAACAACTTCCTAAACGGAACCTACCAAACCGCCAGCATATACACGAGGAACCCCCCTTGACCGACACAGCTAAAACTTGTGCTAACTGCAAACACCATCAACTAAGTCAATTTCGCTGTGAATGCTGTTTCCGAAAATCTCAATTCGAGGCCCGACCCAATGACTACCTCTGACCCACGCAACACCTTCAAAACCTTCGAACTAAAACAACAAACTGAACGGGGAGTAGAATCTATTCTTCCCCCACCCAACCGCAAACCCGTCAACGATGAAGAAGAGAACACTCAAAACTATTGTCCCTACGCCGGCCGCATGAACCCCGCACAATTCCGAATTATCAGACAATGTAATGCAGAAACCCAAAGAACCAGTTGTACACCCGGATGCTTCGCCAACCCAGCCATATGGACACGTTGCCCGCAGAAACTAAGAGCGGATGAACACACATGTTAGCCTCATGCCATAACTGCAAAAATGAAAAACTCGACACCCGCCCCTCTACTTGCGTCTGCAACCACTGTAAATTAGAGGTAGGGCCTGATGGAGAAATGTACCGTACCTGCTGGCAAACCCAAATAAACACGTGGAAACTAATGCGACAAGGAAGGTTCAAACTAAATGGGTGAAAACTGCCACACCTGCATATTTCGCTACCTCACCTCTACAGATGAAGAATATGAGTATATCTGTAATGAGTGTAACCCCGGTGTACCTGAAGAATCACATTGGAAGGGTGGGAAACCGAAACGGGCCGCAAAACAGTGAACCCTAATCGAAAAAGAAAACAACAACGGTTACTTGCGCAGATTAAGAGACGGCAAGACGGTGAGTTACTGGACGACGGAGTAGGATATCATGAACTACGACCTCCTGTTTAATTTACTCTTTTCTTTCTTTATTATTGTGTTGGGTATCATAATGCTTATGTATGAGTATCGCGTTAAGTTTGGTTTAGGTAATCAACATGGTTGCAAACAAAAAGTTAACCCCCGAAATTATAAACTATATCCAATTCCCAAAAAACAAAAATAAACCAATATACGGTATCCAAAGTCAAATTATGAAACTTTGGAACGTGAAAATAAGCTCAACTCTTATAAGTCGCATTAAAAACCATAAATATCCCTACCGAAAAACCTTACCTCCAAAAATATATACTGAAGCCATCAATGAAAAACCCGAATGTCCAAACGCCATACTATACAGCCAAGCAACAGAAAAAATAACAGAATTAGAAACCCAAATCACCGGGCTACTTGAAATCCAAAAACGCTTAACACAGTTCAAAGACACAATAGCAAATTTGGATGTATGTATAGAAGTCACCTGCCGAATCAAGAAACTTTTCGGATACTATATACTCACTGAATACAAAATGGGGATGACGCTCGAAGAAGCTAAAAACGCGGTATTAGCCAAATATCCTAAAGCGGTAGAAGTGACTGCAGTACAAGTTGTGAATTGGTCGGATATTCAGAACCTATTAGACACATTCTAACTCTTAATTTCTTTTCTTTTTAAACTTCCCAACCTCTTATTTTTATTGTGAATTCATAATGGCAGATAAACAAGGTAATGCATATTTCAATTGGAAAGCTTTCGCGGCTTACCCAACCGAGTCGCGCAACGGCTATATCTGGAACGAAAAAACATTAATGGACGCCGCACCAAAGTACCCCGGAAAACCCCTCATGTTAGACCACGGCTTTGGGTCTCGTGATGTTGCGGGTGTTGTGGAATCCGCAGAATATGGTACAGGAAAAAATGCGTTGGGTCAAACTGTTGATGGTCTTTGGTTGTCTGGCCGCGGCTTGCTTCACGAATCCCTTTTCGAAAAAATGAGCGGCGAGAACGGTAAGCCTAAAATGTTGATGGGTGTTTCTGTCGGCGGTAACGGCCCAATGGTACTAACCGCAGACGGGAAAGAAATGATTATCGAATTCAACCCCGAAGAATTAAGCATCACACCTTTCCCGGCAATTGAACAGGCGGCCATGACTGAAATATCACGTATCACCCAAAGCCTCAGAGACAGCGAAAAATCAACTCGCATATATGAATCAGCCATGAAACGTATAGATGAAACTTTTGACGCGAAACTAAAAATATTGGAAGCTATGATGGCTAAACTCCAACCCGTACACGTCGCAGAATGCGGATGCCCAACATGCAAACCCCTAAAACAAGCCGCCAAAGAAGAAGAAGAAGAAGAAGAAGAAGAAGAAGAAGAAGAAGAAACCAAAACCAAGAAATCTAAAGAGGCCGCTAAGAAAAAGAAATCCAAAGAAGAAGCTAAAGATGAAGAGGAGGAGGAAGAAGAAGCGGACGACAAAGACGAGGAAGAAGAGGAAGAGGAGAAGCAAAAGAAAGAGAAGAAAAAACCTAAAGAATCTGTCGAAGTCAACATCACTACTGTAGAAGTTGAAACCGAAGAAGAAGAGGGGGAAGAGGGCGAAGGTGAAGAGGAAGAAGAACAAGAAGAGTCGCTAAAACAGAACCGTACACCCCAAGAGATTCTTATGGCGGCTGAACGTAAATTCCGTGGTAAATATCAGGAGGGTACTTGGACTCCCGCTAATGTTACTTGTCCTCCAACTATGGGCGGCCCCAACACCGGTGGATACGAGCAAGCTAAACAAGTTGAAGCGGGCGCAGATGCGGGCACCATACCAAACGCGAACCCTGACTTAGTCCCCACCCGAACCGATGCTAAACAAACCAGCCCAACAGCAGAAACCGGGTCAGGCCCCAATGTTAAGCGGGCACGCGGTGTAGAACAGAATGCACGTGAACTCCTCATCCAGTATAATGGGGATATTGGTGCAGTTATGGCGGCCCTAATGGGTGCCAACCCCTAACCTTTCTTAGCTGTTTTTCTCAGCTTATTTTTTCTTTTTTAACTTCTGGTCTCTCATTCTTATGTAGTGAAAAACTATTATGAGTCAAAGAAACATTAAACAATATCCATGGTCTAAAAAAATAGAGCAATCCTTTGACACACTCGCCGAAAAATATGGTTCCATGCTTGTAACAGACGCCGCAAACCCCATGATCGCACCAATTAAACAAATGAACACTCAAACTCCCGGTGCCGCATTCCCATACATGGTTGCCGCACGCGCCGCAGTCCAACTCGCCACACTCATCGACGCACGCGCCTACTGCCGAACAGAACTCATGCCCGAGGGCACTGGTGTGAATTATGGCTGGCAATACGCGAAACCCCCAGCAGGCTGGCTACCACTCAGCTTAGGCGGCACTGCAGTTCAACCCTATAACGGACAAGGCACCATGCCCCCAAATGGTGTAGCACCCCTAAACCTCTCACTATATGAAATTCAAGCAAAAACCGTCACTCTACCAGTCAGCACCTTCATCGAAGACAAACTGCAACGTCAATTGGCTTATAACTTGGCTCAGACTGTCGGTGTCCTGCACGGCAACGTGTTGAATGCCGCAATAAACGCTAACATCTATGCCGCAGTAAACGACACCACAACCGCAACACCAAACGCTAACACCAACATTCAAACCACAGCCGCAGGCGCAAACTATACCTTTGCCAATCTACTTGCCGCAAGAGGCCAAGTTGAAAGACAACGTTTTCGTGCTGATGTATTCCAAACCTTCCCAGTCGATGCTACAGGTGCATTCGGATTCTATCCGTTTATCATGAACAACATCACCTCTGTGCAATTTACCAGTGCATTGGATAGCTATGTGAAGTCTGGCGCAATCTCTGAAATCTTCGGTATGAAAATATTCAGTGATGCTGTATATGCTCCAACCGCACCTGCAACCTCTGGCGCAAATCTTGGCGCAGTATTGCAAGCTGACGAGGCTATTGGATGGGCCCAAATCCGCGACGTATCCAGTGAAATGACACGATGGGGAGTAGATGTAGGCTTTTACGTTACCACCAGCGTTATCGGTGCACCCGCTAAAATCGTTGCTGAAGCTGTCACACTTCTACAGACTGGTTAACAGTCTACCACAATCTTTTTATTTCATTCAACCTTTTATTTTTCTGATGTCAACTCCTAAACCAACAGCAGGCACCTGCGACATATGCACCTATAAATCTAATCGAAACTGTAACAAATGCATACTTAACCCACTCAATCAAGAAGGAATATTCCATGCTTTTGGCGACAATTTCAATGCACAAGCCGCCTTAGACGCACCCTTAATTCAAGCACTGGCAAAGAAACCTAACATTCCACTGCCTAACATCCAAGCCGACTTACCCAACCCGCATCTGGTAAGTAAACAGTCGGTAGCGAACCGTTTAGCGTTGTTACAAAGTCAAATGTAACCTTTTTAAGCACAAGTTACTTACTATTTTTGATTGTTATGCGTACCAAACAAGAAATTATAGCGGCAATTGATAGCCCGAATTATTTCACAAAATTAGACACTAACCGTGCAATGCTGGAAGTTCTCTTAGACATCCGAGACAAACTATACAATCAACCCGCCGCGCCCGTAACAATAAAAGAAGTCACCAAACCAAATCCCGCACAATACATCCCAGATAAAACTCTGAAAAAAAAGATAGGCTGATAACATGACCGAACCCATAGAAATAGTATATGACGTCATAGATGAAATCATACTCTATCCTCCCACATCAACTCAAAACTTAGGGGCCGCATACCTCAGCACCGCACTAAATAATGCGGGCGTAGCGCAACAATTTATGGGTACCGGAGACATAATTAATAAAGGTCGGGTGATTATCAGCCGCCAAAATAATAATCAGACAGGCCAAATGCAGATGCTAATACTCGACCAAAACAAAACTGTTGTGGGTTCAAGTGTAAATATAGCGATGCAATCCATAAATAACGTGGCAGGATGGATAGAGTTTGATTTTGCTAACCCCGTACAAACCGTTTCCGGCTCTATCTATTTTGTGGCTATTGTGAATGCTACTGCGCCCGGTTCAGGAAACATGTTTATCACCACAGGTACCTCTCCTGATGCATCGCGCAACGGTCAAATGTTTTTGCAATATTCTGCGGCTTGGAATTCTGCTATAGTGATTTCTGAAGTCCTGCCTTTTCAATTGCTCACCCTGCACACCGACCCTCCCACCCCTATAGGAAACAGTTACAGCAGTATAGCAGATTTACAAGCTTTGTTAGGCTTCACTTTCACCGACACCACCAAACCCACCTTAGCCCAAGCGCAAACAATGATTGAGGAAGCGGACGCGTTTATTGACGGCTGGTGCGGACATGACTTCAGATTACATGATACAGTTGAAACTTATGACCGCTTGTTAGAGATGCCGCCGGGACAAATTCTGCTAAACAATTTTCCATTAGTACAAGTTAATAATGTGACGTTTTGGCAGTCTAACCAATGGTGGCCCACAATCGAGGGAAGAACAGCAGACGGCGGCCCCACAGATGCGAATTATGAAGTTTATCCGGCCCGCTGTGAAATCCAATTCTACCGCAACTTTGTAAACGGCATGAAAGTATTTCAGGTAGACTACACTTTTGGCTATGCGACTGTTCCCACTAATGTTGCTCATCTTAGCAGTATGTTAGCGGCGCTTAAAGTGTTAGCGGCTTGGAGCGGAGGTGTCTTGCAGAGTTACAGTTTGGGAGATTTACGTGTGCAGTATCCCAAAGATGGGAAATACGGCGTACAGTGGGCTAACTATACCACACAGGCAAATCAAATCTTAAGACAACTTGGTTTATTACGGGTGACGTCGGGTCATGATTTCAGCGGCCGAATAGGAGGACAAAAAGTGTGAGCAATACCCCTACCCTAAATAACGCACAATACCTTATATCGCTAATAGAGTCAAACCTAACAGATTTACCCCCAATCCAATATTACTCAACGCGCAATCAAGCTATGGATAACTGGAGTCAGCTAAGCGCTAAAATTGTGATAAGCACCTACAATGCACCTAAAACAGGCACTATAACACACCCTGTGAAATCTGTGATATATGAAAAGGAACAAGTAACCATCGACTGCATATTTAGTGTAGATGCTTACGGCGGCGACATCGATGCTATTAGTGCTGACCGTGAAAACTTGGAAGCGCAACTCTACACTATAGGCCGTACCCTAAGCACTTCCCCCAGAGTTTTCTTTGTGAAGCCCTCAACCGAAAAGATTGAAGCTCCGGAGAAGTGGCGGCTGAAAGTGGAAACGGTTTTTCACACGGTGATTGCGTAGTGCCTATGTCGGTTACTGTGTCCAAGCAGGGCAAAGGATTAAACATTTATGCGCAGGAACTTAGTGCGGTTCTTCCCGATTTGGCGCAGGACTTAACCGATTTTGCGTATCAGCGGTTGCGGGAGAATTGTCCCGTGAAGTCTGGAGCTATGCGGGATTCTATCACCCAACAAGTCAGCGGGTTAACGGGTAAAGTAGAAGTCACCGCATCCTATGCAGTATATGTTGAGAAGGGTACGCCGCCGCATCCTATTATTGGTAAGCCTATTTTGCATTGGGTTGATGATGCAGGAGAGGACGCCTTTGCAACGAAGGTTATGCACCCGGGTACACAGGCGCAGGAATTTGTTAAACAAACACGGGTTGAAACTAAGGATAACTCACTGCAGGTTTGGCGCAGATTGTATGACGCAAACCTTAAGTAGCTGTTTCACCATTGAAGATATGCTGTGAACTGAACAAGCCTCACATGGTCGTATATGCCTCAATCCCCCGGGTAGTTCCTCCGAACTTCCTATGCTACCCGGGGACTATTCACCTCAAGATAATTTTTGTTTTTTAACTTCTTTCGACCTAACTTATTTGTGAATATTCATGAGTACACCTACTAATACGCCTCAAATTGGCAGATTAGCACAGTTAGTGATAGACGGCGCTATAGCTGGTTATTGCACAAGTTATGAAGTATCTGAAGAGGGAAACGTGGTTCAGGAATATGTTTTGGGCCAAACAAGCGCGGCTCAATGGGGTATTTCTGTTATGGGGAACCTCACAGGAAACATATCAATGGAGCATCTCTATGTTGATGATACTTATGCGAATCTTTTGGAGGCGGGCGCGGCTATAGAAATCATCGATTATCCGCTTGGCCCCGTAACAGGAAAACCAATGCACACCTACTCCGTAATTGTTTCATCTGCCACACAGAGCGTAGAACAAGAGGCCATTGTGACCTTTAGTTTGGAAGCTGTGATTATTGCACCACCCATCCGGGCGGTTGCACCCTAACCCTTTTATTTCGGGTATAACACTGTTATAATTATGTCTACTCCTAAACCAGCCCCTAAAAGTAATCCTGAATTAGAAGCCAAATTTTATCAAGCAGAAATTCAAAGATTAATCAAAGAACAAACTACAACCGAATTTAGCATTTTTGACACAGTCTCAGACGTCCACAAAGAACTTTTCATAACAGACCCCATACTTGGAAAAATCAAATTCAACATGATTACTGTAGCGGAACAACAAAGCCTTGAAAAAATCACCGACGGCATAGACAAGACCGTACAGTTAGCATATTACATGCAAAAAAGAGTATACCCAGACATCACCATAGCACAAATCAAGGACAGCAGTGCATTAAAGTTTAGCCGCTTCTCTGTGTTGCTTTCCAAGTTGACTACTGGTTTTTTAGAGGACGTAATATAACCCTCTGCACCGACGCGAAAAATCTGGGGTATGTGATGCACGAGTTCCCGCAGTTTGACCCTAATACGGCCTCTGTGGGAATGTATTCTTTCCTTATTAACTGGCTTGCGTGGTATAATAGGCGTAATAAGCGAGGTCAAAAGCGGTGAGCGTTGAAGAGGTAACTATACATATTTCTGTAATAGATGAAGCTTCCGAAGCTATCAATAACGCAAGTAATCAAGTTACCTCTTCTATGAATACTATGTCTGAGGCGGGTGCTTCGGCTGGTGCCGCTGTTACTACGGGGATGAATGATGCCGCTTCCGCAACTTCTTCTGCATCCGCTGAAATAAGTAAAGGCGCTAACGCTACCGATGTTTCATTTACCAAATCTGCTTTAGCCGCCAACAATGTAGCTACTTCTGCTATGTCGCTTTATAATGCTTATGATTCTTTATCTACTAAACAGTTAGCTGTTGATAAGTCATCTCAAGCGGTAACTAAAGCCAAGTTTGCGGAAGAGAAAGCCAGCCAAGCCTTAGAAGATGCGAATTGGAAAGTTCAAACTGCCGAGGACGCCGTATATCAGGCTATGCAGGAGTTTGGAAGGGATTCTCCTCAGTGGGAAGAGGCCACACTCAAATTAGAAGATGCGAAAAATAAACAGGCGTTAGCAGATGAAAACCTTTCCATTAAAAGTGAGCAAAGCCGCCTCGCCTTAGCGAATGAAGAGCAGGCCCAGAAAAACCTTGAGAAGGGTTATGTCCAAATGGCCTTAACCGTTCTTCCCAGCATGATTACTATGGTTACTTCTCTGCAGGGTGCCACTGGATTGCTTACGGGTGCTCAATCTGCCCTTTCTGCTGTAAAAGCCGCGCTAACTGGCACTACAGTTGCTAACACTGCCGCAACTGGCGCACAAACAGCGGCTCAGGGATTAGCCACCACAGCAACCACCGTGCAAACAGGGGCCACAACAGCTTTAGGAGGCGCTATGAGTTTCTTAGCGGCCAATCCAATCGTAATAATTATAGCGGCTATAGTAGCTTTAGCTTTGGCCCTGTATTATCTTTATGAAAATAATGAGACTGTGAAAAATGCTATAGACGCCTTCGGCAAAGTTCTAAAAACAATCTTTACAGGCATTATTGAGAACGTTATGAAATTACTCACTGCTTTTTGGGAGAATGTGCTGGTTCCAATTGGCAACTTCATAAAGAATGTTTTACAAAAGGCTTGGGAAAACTTAGGGAATGCGTTTAAATGGGTCTGGGATAATCTTATTAAACCTGTAGCTGACGCCCTAAAGAAGGTTTATGATACAATATTTAAGCCCGTTGGGGATTTTTTAAGCGGTATTGGAAATGCTTTAGGAGGATTCTTTGGAGGCTTATTTGGCGGGGGCGGGTCGTCTGGGGGCACTAAGATGGCTACAGGCGGCATAGTTACCGAACCCTACACGCTTGTAGATTCAGCAGGGGTTCCGCAGGGGGTGATTGGGGAAGCTGGCCCCGAGGCAGTGGTTCCCGTAGGAGGTACTGACGGTTCAATAGTTCCCTCTGGCCCAACAGGAGGCGGTACTGGAGACGTAACAATACACGTAACCAGCACCCCCACCATAAGTATAGAGAGTGTTTCCGGTTCGCAAAGCTTAGACGAAATAGTCTCAGCCATAGAGGACGCGGTGACTCGGGGAGAAGAACAAGCCTTAGTCCGCGCCATAAGCAATGCGCTTGGAACTGAAGGACAGAACAGATTAGGAGTGCGCTATTAGAATGAGTGTTAATACTTGGCAAATTGGAGACGGAACAAACACCATCACCTTACCGTTCGCCCCCACAAACGTAAAGGTCTCTCTGCCGTTCCAATTGGAAGAATTCACCATTGAGGGACAGGGGACGGCTTTGATTTCTCGGTTTCCGAAATCGAAAACTGTAACGCTGTCAGGGGCCTTATGGGTTACGGGCTCAACGAATCAGCAGTTGATAACTAATTTTCTCACACAACTGGAATCTTGGAATCGTAAGGTTGTGCAGTTGAGTGACCCGGATAATCAGTTTTTCACTTCTGCAGGATGGCTTTTCAGCTTTGATTATACCCGCAAACAAGAGGGGAAAGAAGTAATATATAGGTATAACATGATATTCCGTGAAGCGACGGGTACTAATGTTACGGTGGTATTAATCTAATGAGTTTTTATGAAGTTATAATTGATAACAGTACAGATACAGGAACAGCAACCCAAAATTGGGATTTTGGATTAAATTATATTTTGGGCACATCGTTTCAGGGTAATGGAAAGAATATTCGAAGAGTTTCCCTTTCCATGAAACGAAACGCCGCATTCAACGGCAACATTTCACTTTATCTCCAAGAAGCCAATCTCACCACAAGACTGCCAATCGGCAGTTATTTAGCTGGCCCCGCAAACGTTACCCAGTTACAAGTAAACACTACTATGGGCTGGGTTGATTTCACCTTATCAGCCGATTTTTATCTTGACCCTGCTAAAACATATGTCTGGGTGCTATCCCGTTCAACAAGCTTGGCCACTACTCTCGATATTGAACGAAATTCCAACGGGATAAATGATGTGAATTATAATGGGCGCAGTTTCACCTCGTTTAATGCTGGTGGTTCAGGCGTGCCTCTGGTCGGCGGTACGGACAGTGGCTCACCGATAGTATCTTCAATAAACTGGAAGTTTCGAATATACGCATATAAAATCCCTCAAACCGTAGTTTATAACGTAAATGCCCCCGCCGGTCAAGCTGGAAACGTCACAGGCACCGTTCCCCAAGACTCAAACCAATATTTCGCAGGAGATACTGTGTATATTGCGCCCAATAGTGGGAACTTAGCTATTCCTCATCATACCCCGTTAGGGTGGGCAACAACGGCTAATGCTTCCGTGCCAACTTATGTTTTTGGCCCTAATGATACGGTTACTCCTCCGAGCTTTATTGCTCCAACCGTAGCCAACCCCACTACAACCACCTTATACATGATATGGCAAGTCACTCCTACCTATACCGTAACATATAATGCTAATGCACCCATCGGCCCCGGATTAACGGGAACCGTTCCCGTTGACAATAATTTATATGAGCCGGGATGGGCGGTTCCAGTTGCGGCGAATACGGGAAATCTTGCCCGCATGGGCTACCGCTTGTTAGGTTGGGATACAAATCCAAGCGCCACCACAGCAACATTTGCCTTTAGCAGTAACGGAACCGTTGTAACTCCATCAAGTTTTACAATGGGTAATGCTAACGTTACTTTATACGCAGTATGGCAACAGTTATTTACTATCGGTTATAATGCTAATTTTCCTTCAGACGCAACCAGCACAGGAGGAAATGTGCCAACTGATGCTAATGTGTATATAGCGGGTGAATCGGTCACAATTCAAGGCAACACCGGAAGTCTAACCGCGCCGCCTTATCAAATGTTGGGGTGGGATACAAATCCATCTGCAACAACTCCCACATTTACTTTATCTGGGTCAGGCACAACACCTCCGACTATGAGTATGCCCGCTAACAATGTGCAATTATATGCAGTCTGGTATCATGACACAACACCTCGAACAGTAACATATAACGCTAACTTTCCCAGTACTGCAACCAGCACAAGCGGAACCGTACCCACGGATAGCAACACTTACTATGCAGGCGACCCCGTAACAGTATTAGCGAATACGGGCAATCTGCAAGCGGTTCCCTTTCTCTATCTCGGCTGGGCTTTTTCTGCGTCAGCGGTCACCCCTGATTTTGCGGTGTCCGGCTCAACCGTAACCCCGTCAACGTTCACCAGCCCCGCCGCGAATACTACACTATACGCAGTATGGCAACAACTCTACACCGTAACTTATGCGCCTAATCCCCCTGCAGGCACCACCCTAACCGGGTCAGTACCAGTAGATAATAATCTGTACAGGTCAACTGATAGCGTAACCGTGCAAGCAAACCCAAACAACCTCAATACTACGGGTTACAAGGTTATTGGGTGGGATTTACCCGGAGAACTTAACAGCCCCTCATTCAGAATTCAAACCGACGGCATCACAGTAGCTCCTTCATCATTCATAATTGGAGCGGCTAATATCACACTTAATGCGGTTTGGCAAGAATCATTTGGAGTAACTTATGCGGCTAATCCCCCATCTGGCACAACTTATACGGGTACTGTACCAGTAGACCCTAACGAATATTTCCAATTTGCAACGGTCAGCGTTATAGGTAATACGGGAAACTTGGCTATACTGGAATATGGTTTAGACGGCTGGGACTTCAATCCGTTAGCCTCATTATCAACCTTCAAAGTGAATATTGATAACACGGTTACTCCTCCAAGCTTCGCTATGGGCACTGCGCCCGTAACATTATATGCTGTTTGGCGTCCACGTATTACTCCCCCGTTAACTTCCACTGGAAAACCACGAGTTAATTATTGGAATGGTTCCGCTTATGTAGCTCCTCCGTTTCAATTTGATTGGATTGAAATCCTTGATGAAATGGGCGAAGCGGGCGGGAACTTATCAGCTACAATTGCAACAGTTAATACTCCGGCGGCTTTAGCGTTTGTGCAATCGGTTCAGGGTCAAAGTTTTCAATTAACATATAATGACGTTATAGTATTTCAGGGTGTGTTGTTATCACGTGATATTAATAGTACGCGTATTACTTGTGGTTTATTCGACCCTGTCCTAAATTACCTCTACAAAGCAGTTAACACAATAACAAGAGCATTCGATCAAACCCCCGCTAACCTTATTCTGCAGCATATAGCGGCTCAAGCGCTCAATATATCCGCGGGTCAATGTCCTACTACACCCGTATCAATCGCGTTCAACGAAGAAAATGCATTGACGGCGGTGCAAAAGTTAGCGGCGGTTCTTGGTTTAGATTATTGGCCTGCAAACGGCCAAATAAACATAGGCTACCGTAGCTCAACATTATATGAGTCTCCACTTTGGCAGTCAGGGTCACACACAACGAAAGACGAATCCAAAGTTATCGGGACGGTACAAGTTTGGGGAAGCGGAACCGACGAAGAACAGACCTTAATCATGGGTCAATATCCAGCAGTAAAAACAGGGGCCGTAAAAGTTTATCAAAATCCTAACGCCGCAGACATAGATACTCTAAATACTATGGCCAAATTTCTTTGGACACGTCTAAGCAATCCCTCCGCAAACGGGAACTCTCTTAATGCTTTGTTACATCAGACGTATATGATGCGGGCGGGGCAGTTTATTGTTGTTAATCGTCCTGACTTAGATTTCATATCTGATACAGACGGCTTTCAAATTAAACGCATTACTAAAACCCCATCAATGGTAACTGTGGAACTTGATGTGGCCATACCTCAGCAAATGCGGTTACTGCAAGACATTACCGGGCAGATGGTAGGCAACGGGTCAACACAAGTAAACGGAATCCAAGTTCGCGGTGGTATCACTTTTGAGACCCTGAAAAATATTCCGTTGGAAGATTTGATAGGTAGTATGCAGGGGTTTGGTGTGTTGTTGTTTGGGTTAGATGCTGAAAAACCTGCACCTGACACAGTCTCACAGGGCGCTATGTTTTATGCCACAGACACCCAAGCGTATTACTTCGCTGAACCTGACCCCATCACAGGCTTAAACGTATGGACATTATGCGGCACCCTAAACCTTGCACTCATGGCAGGCCAAATACACGCCGGGCAACTCAGCATTTACGGCGTCGATGCTAACGGCCGCCTCGACTTCTCAAACGGCAACATAGGAAATGGATATGTAACACCATTTTTGAAATTAGATGGCAATGGTTTAAGCGGTTATAATTCAAGCGGTCAACCTTCATTTTACATAGATGCATCTAATGGTAATGCTTATTTTGCAAATGGGTCAATTACAATGAATAGAAACGGAATGTTTATTATGCCTCCCGGGGGCGGCGGCAACGAAATAGTTATCGACAGCGGCGGCATCGCAGGCTTTGACAGCGCCCAAGTCAGACAATTCTACATTGATATTTCTACTGGAAAAGGCACTTTCGGCGCGGGAACTATGAGCATAGGCGCAAACGGCTTAGTAAGCCCATTCGCCAATATAGCAAGTAACGGCATCTCAATATTTGGCCAATCACTGCGTTTTGTGGACGGGAGCGGAAATCAGCAAGGAACCATAGGTTTTGACAGCAGTAATACCGTTATTAATTTCACAGCGGCGATAGGCCAAAATTACACTGCACCCTCTTATCTCTGGTATTTCCCCGGATACAATCCCCTCTACTACTGGACTATGAATGCAGGCGGCGTAGGCGCTAACTCGGGCGTATTAGGAGCTTTCACAGGCAACGGAATAACAGCCTTTGGCAACTATGGGTTTGCATCCGGCTATTCTACTGATACGGGTAATGCTTCTGTGTATGCGAGCGGTCAGGGTACGATGTGGCTGAAAGCTAACGGCACCTCGTTATCTTCCGGCGGCCTTGGTGATTATGATGTGTTGTTGAATTATAATAATGGTAGTTCTTACGGGAACATTGCCATAACGGGTTCTATTGTTCCGAAAAATGATAACAGCGGCACTATAGGCCAGAACGGAAACAGATTTAGCCTTGTGCGTGCCGTAACCATTACCCCCGGTGACTTGGTCTTTGAAAATGATGTGCGCATGACTGAAATTGAGCGTGACTTAGCTATGTATAGTGATGACGGCGAATTATTACAATATTGGGGGCGAGTGGATAAGGAGAAAGACACGATTCAAATATTGACTCGAAGAGTTGAGGCACTCGAAAAACTAATATCTAAGTTAGCTAACTCTTAAGTGATGAATATGAGTCAAACTCAAAATCAATCTCCCCCCAAAAACGCAGTTACCATAATAAAGTTGACTATGGGTTATGTTTTGAATCATGCAGATAAGCAGTATGCGTTTAGAAGTTTAGCTGAAGTTTTTGAATACGTGGGAAATATAGAAGAGATGCAAGTCCGCTAAGGGTAGTATTGCCATACTCTTTCTCCCTCTATTTGTACCACCGGATTACCGATAATATAGTTGTATGTTGTTGTGTCTGCATAGTAGTATCCGTTTATTTGGTTGCCGCTAAAGTTTCCAGCTATACCCACAAAATAGTGGGTGTTGGTTATGAAAGCACAATAGTCATAATTGAAGTAATCTAAAAGGGTCATGTAGAGCATTGCGGTGTCTTCGCAGTCGCCATAGCCGAGGGCTAAGGTTTCTATGGGAAAATTGTAGTAGTCGTTGTAGGGGGTTGTGTCTTTGTCTTCTGCATATTGGATGGCGGTGTATACGTAGTTGAGGAGGTATTGTGCGAATTCTTCCGGGGTTAGGTTTTGGTCTACGCCCTGCTGGTTTAATTGTTTGCATAGCGCGATTATTTTTGGGTGACTGCTTTGCATGAAATAGGCGGGGTTTGTTTTGTGGTTCATGCGGGTTTCTTGGCTGACTTGTTGATATACGGCTAACTCTGCATCTGTGACATTTACCGTGGGTGTGATGTTGCAGTTTGCTTGTGTGGTTTCTTGTCCCCACGGATAAAGTATTATAAAAGCTGTTATGCCTAAAATTATTGCGGTTATTAATAATGCCGCTATTAGGTATTCATAGGTTTGTTTTTTCATGTTGTTCCTTCCCTATGTTTACATAGGCTTATGAGTATTTAAATGTTCGTATTAAAAAAAGATAAAGAAAAAGTTGGGGATTAGTTAGAGTTTGCTATGGCTAAACAAACTAAGCCTAACACCAGAAAGATTATAAAGCCTAAAATCCCGCCGACGGCATAGACTACCTGCCAAATAGAAATACTACTCCAAGCAATAACTCCCTGAATAATGTTCCATATGCCGAAAATAAGAGAAGCTATGCCGAGGACAGCACATATAATCATTCCGAAGAACCCGCTTAATGCATTACCCATACACTTTTCACCTCCTCTATCAATACCGCGATTAATTGATGAGATGAAAAAGTTAGTAGAGGTAGCGAAAAACTACCTTGCATGTAAATCGTTTTGGATAGAGTTCTACTATTCTTTGGGCTTCTATGCCTTTTCCGTTGCGGCTTATTATTTCGAAGCATTCTTTATTATAAATTAATACTTTGCCTTGTGCGGCTGAGTGTATTGTCATTTGGCTTACGGTTTCGTCAATTAATTCTCCACGGCCATTAACTGAGTAGCTGAAGCTTTCTTTTTGTATTCCGCTGAGTTTTTTGTCTTGGGGGAAAGGTTGTTTGGCTGTGTGGTAGTCTTTACCTGTGTATCCGAGTTGTTCCATGTTTTTTATTATTTGGTTAAGATGAGATTGTTCAATTTTTTTATAGTTCATTAGTACGGTCATGTTGTTTAACTCCATGTTAACATATACCAAACGGATATATAAACCCTCTGCAACTAATAAGGTGGTGAAAATATGGACGAATACCACATAATAATATTGCTCACCGCCATAATCGGCATAATCCCCGCACTGCTTGCATCGTATCATAATAAAAACCGGGCTGAAGACAGTGAAATAAATGAAGCTAAAGCCACCAACATAGCCGGAAAAGTAGGTGCACACGTTGTAGAAATCATATCAGCCGCCAAAGACACCAATGTAAATGAGAAAGAGTTTCAAAAAATAGTAGATGAAAAAACGGTGTTAATCACCGACGAGCTAAAACGGCTCTAACCCCATCTTTTTTAAACTTTCAACAGTCTGCACATTTTTTCCTGATACATAGACTGTAGCTGTTGGTACAAGGATTCAAAATTAACTTTGAATTCTTCTCCTCTCGGAAAGTCAGTTTCAATTTTAACCGTCATGCATCTTATTTCTGTTTTTTCTTGAATTTCACTCAAGATGTTTACGATTTGGACTTGAGCTTTTTTTAGAATTTGTTTGTTTAGATCATATTGTTTTTGTATTTCTTCACTCATATTTATTCCTCACAATGTTAACGGGGGGGGGTTAGATAAACATTTCTTTCCAGCAGGTGCGGTGATACCATTTTCGTGTGCAGTTGCGTCCTGTGGGCGAACTTGTAATTTCATCCCCGACATGTATTTCTTTAGCACATTTTCGGCATCGGATTATTAGTTCCCGGGTCTGCATCATCGTCAACATTCGTTGTGTCACAACTATTTCATGTTTCATGTTACACTTTCTCCAGTGGTTTTATTGATCGGGATTGTGTCCAGTCTAATATTATTTTTGCATCCACCCGCACATATTCCCCATTTACAACGGTTACTGTGGGAGGGGGTTCTATGCGGCGGCTGTGACTCCACAATGTAGTACAGTCCTCGAAACAGTGCGGGGCGCAGTTTTGGCATTGTTGGCAATAGGCGAATACTTGTTTGAAGCCCATTTTCATGGGTTAGGGTTCTCCTGTTGTGCTTTCTGTTTTTTTTCTTTTTCTTTTTCCCATTGGCGTTTATGTGCGTCTGCTCGGCTTTTGTTTGTTTTGAGTCTCATTTGTTGGGCTGGGTGTATCCGGCATTTCATACGGCCAATTTTATCATACTTTACGTTTTCGGGGTATCGGATATATTTAGCACACCGGGGACAATACCCCATAACATCAGGGTCATCATATGGGTTTACCAGTTTTGGGCACCTTCTACGAAACATTCCGGGCATATGGTTTCTGTTACAACTTCTACTTTGGGGTCTTGGCCGTCGGGGTAGCGGAGATAAGTTTTGCCGCATCGTTTACAATTGTAAACTTTCATTTAGTTGTTTTCTCCATTGAGCTAATGTTTTGTTTTCTTTATGTGTTAAATAGTTTTTAAAAACAAATTGAATATTTTGAGCCGATTGAAGATTATACCTTGATAATGTTTCATTATAATATTTTCTGCTTTTATCTGTGACTAATTCCCCATTTATCAATCTTCTTCTAATATCCATCATTGTAGTATTGCGTTTGATTAACATAATATCTATTTTTAACCAACTTCTAATTATGCGGTTGGCGTCTTTTTGGGATATTCGGGTGATGAGTTTACAGGTACGGCTTACAAGTTTCCAGTTTTTAGAAAACCCATGATGAATATAGTTACGAAGAGGTTCCTCAACTTCACAAATAAAGACCCTCCCCTGAAAAGGGGGCATCCATATGGGATAATATATGCAAGTGTGAAATCCAACTCTGCACGCCTTCAACATTTTATCATCGGAAATTTTATATTTAACTCCCACATCCCAAATATGCTCACCATTATTACAGGACTGTAGAACACCTATTTTCTTACTCATAATATTAGGGTTTGTATATGTTTCGTTTTTGTCTCGGAATTTTGGATATTCTAAAATTACTTGAGTAGTGCTTTGCACCACCTTAAACATATACATTAAGTTTTCACTCCGTCTATGGCATTTAAGGTTTTTTTCCAACTGCATGACCCGCAAGGCCAATATCCACAGTTAGCGCATTTGTAGGTTGTGATGAGTTGTCTGCATTCAACTAATTGTTTCTTCTCAAAGTCCAATTGCACCATTATATTCCGTATACTCCTTTGGTTAATTCTTGTTGATAACTCTGCATTTGTAAGGGGTCATCACAAAAAATGTGATAATACAATCTATTCTGATGGAGGCTTATGTGCTGGATGAATGAGCGTTCTAACGCTTCTGCCACT